CCAAATGGGTGGGTCAATCAAAAAGGCTCAGGTAGGACACGTAATCATCTCGGTGGCAAAAACATTACAACAAAAAGAGATGAAATTAGCAACAATTGCTATCACAAAATCTCGTATCGGTGACGATGGTGTTGTATTTGAGAATTGTAAATTTGACAACGCAATGTTGGAGATTGATACCGAAAGTTCTGTTACATTCCTTGGTTTTGAGGATAAGAAGGAAGAACAAAACCGTAATCGTATCAAAGAGTTGGCGGAAAGAAGACAACAAAAAGAAAGACAAACAGGGGTTAGTTAAATATACCCTTTGTCCGAAAAGTTCGTTATTTTTAACGAAAAAAAGTCAAAATTTTTTATTCAAAACACAAGCGAAAGAAAGAACAATGGTATATTTATTAAAAAAATCGACGATTTTTTAATAAAAACCAAAAACAAAAACAATTAAAATTTATGGAATTAAGTAACAAAATTTTGTCTGACATCACGGTTTATATGAAGTACGCTAAGTATGTACCGGGATTGAACAGACGTGAAACGTGGGAAGAATTGGTATCACGAAACATGGATATGCATATTAAGAAATATCCTCACATTGAAGAAGAAATCATTAACAACTACCAATTTGTTTTTGATAAAATGGTTTTACCGTCAATGAGAAGTATGCAATTTGCGGGTAAACCAATTGAAATTTCTCCTAACCGTGTATTCAACTGTGCTTACGCACCGGTGGATGATTGGAGAGTATTTTCTGAGATTATGTTCCTATTATTAGGAGGTACAGGTGTTGGATATTCAGTTCAGAAACACCACGTAGATTTATTACCTGAAGTTAGAAAACCAAATAAAGAACGTTCAAGAAGATGGTTGGTTGCTGATAGTATTGAAGGATGGGCTGACGCTGTTAAAGTGTTGGTTAAGTCTTATTTCTTTGGCGGTTCACACATCACCTTTGATTTTTCAGATATCCGTCCAAAAGGTGCTCGTTTGGTAACATCAGGTGGTAAAGCACCAGGACCTCAACCACTAAAAGAATGTTTGATTAAATTAGAAGGTATCTTGGAATCAAAAGAAGATGGTGAAAAACTTCGTCCAATCGAAGTTCACGATATGGTATGTCATATTGCTGATGCTGTGTTAGCCGGTGGTATCCGTAGAGCGGCACTTATCAGTTTATTCTCTGCAAGTGATGATGAAATGATTTCTTGTAAATCAGGTTCTTGGTGGGAAGAAAATCCACAAAGAGGTAGAGCGAACAACTCTGTTGCACTTCTTCGTCACAAAATCACAAAGGATTACTTTATGGATTTATGGAAGAGAATTGAAGCAAGTGGTGCCGGTGAACCGGGTATCTATTTGACAAACGATAAAGACTGGGGAACAAATCCTTGTTGTGAAATCGCACTTCGTCCTTTTCAATTTTGTAACCTTGTCGAAATAAATGTATCAAACGTTACATCACAAGAAGATTATGAAGAAAGAGTAAAAGCTGCGACATTTATTGCAACATTACAAGCGGGATATACAGATTTCCACTATCTTCGTCCGATTTGGCAAAGAACAACTGAAAAGGATGCTTTAATTGGTATTTCTATGACAGGTATTGGTTCTGGTGTTGTATTAAATTTAGATATGAAATCAGGTGCAAAAGTTGTTAAAGAAGAAAACGAAAGAGTTGCGGAATTAATTGGTATTAACAAAGCGGCTCGTACAACAACTGTAAAGCCAGCGGGTACAACATCATTGACTTTGGGAACATCATCAGGTATTCACGCTTGGCATAACGATTATTATATCCGTCGTGTTCGTGTCGGTAAAAATGAGGCTATCTATACTTATTTGGCTGAAAACCATCCTGAATTGGTTGAAGATGAATATTTCCGCCCACATGATACTGCGGTAATTGGTATTCCACAAAAAGCACCGGAAGGTTCTATTTTGAGAACAGAATCACCTATTCAGTTATTAGAAAGAGTTAAAAAAGTACATAGTGAGTGGATTAAACCAGGACATAGAAGCGGTTCAAACACACATAACGTATCGGCAACTATTTCAATTCGTGAACACGAATGGCCGGCAGTTGGTGAGTGGATGTGGTCTAATCGTGATTATTATAACGGTTTATCAGTTCTTAACTACGATGGAGGAAGTTATATCCAGGCCCCTTTCGAAGACTGTACAAAAGAAAAGTACAATGAGTTAATGGAAAGTCTTAAAGATGTGGATTTAAGTAAAATTGTAGAGTTAGATGACGATACAAACTTGATGGAATCTGTTGCTTGCGGTGGGGGAGCGTGCGAAATTAAGTGATAAAAAACCTTAATTAAATATAAAAAGGAGAACATATGTTCTCCTTTTTTGTTTTTTATTGAATTATGTATATTTATAAGAATACAAAACTCAAATTATGAAAAAAAATAGAGAAGGTTTTTTTGTTTCGGAAACAAAAAGAGAATGCACAAAATGTCATAAAATTTTTACAAAGACATCAAAAACCACAACATTATGTAATGTTTGTAACTCAACAAGGGTAAAATGTTATAGTCCTGAATCAAAAATGTATCAAAGGGCAAAATGTAGGGCAAAAGAAAGAGGTATTGAATTTACATTAGATAAAGAAGATATTGTTATTCCGGAATTATGCCCAATATTATGGATACCGATAATTTATCATTCTGGTAGTTCGGGTGGTAAAATTAATTCACCGGCACTTGACAGGATTGACAATAGTAAAGGGTATATAAAGGGGAATGTTTTAGTTATTAGTCACTTGGCAAATATGATGAAAAGTTGTGCTAACAAAGAACAATTGGTTTCATTTGCGAAATGGGTTTTTGAAAATTATGAAAAGGATTCAATATGAAATTAGAGAAAGAAGATTATTACATAGAAAACGGTAAGTATGTTTTTACCGAACAATATCATTTGAAGAGGGGGTATTGTTGTGGTTCGGGGTGTAGACATTGTCCTTACATTCCAAAATACGTTAAAGGGACTACTAAAACTGAATTAGATACAAATAAAAATAAATAAGATTATATTTATTTGATATGCCTCAAAACACTACATACGGAATAAAGTTTCCATTTATGGATTCATATGACGGTAAATATTTCTCGTTGACAACCTCAAGTACAGATGAAATTAGAACTAATTTAGTTCATTTACTTTTGACAAGAAAAGGTTCTAGATATTATTTACCCAATTTTGGAACAAGATTGTTAGAATATATTTTTGAGCCTTTGGATGGACCAACATTTAGTGATATCGAAAGTGAAATAAGAGATTCTGTAACAGAATTCATACCGGGTATTCAAATTACAAAACTAACGGTTAGTGATGCATCTATAGATGAAACAAATAAAGGTACTTTTATCAATGACAATAATGAAAGAGTATATAGTGTACCTAACATTAGTCAATTAGAACATACCGCTAAGGTTAAAATTGAGTACTTAATAACAGACGAGGCTTTTGGTTCGTCCGATTTTGTAATAATTAATATATAATATGGCAAACAAAAAAATATCATATACTACAAGAGATTTTGAATCAATCAGAACTGAGTTAGTAAACTTTACAAAAACTTATTATCCGGATTTGGTGTTGAATTTTAATGACGCATCAATTTTTTCGGTTATATTAGATTTGAATGCGGCCGTTACGGATAACTTGAATTACAATATCGATAGGAGTATTCAAGAAACTGTGTTACAGTATGCACAACAAAGGTCATCAATTTATAACATTGCAAGGACATATGGGTTAAAAATACCTGGATTCAGACCTTCAGTAACATTAGTGGACTTTTCGATTACAGTTCCGGCGAATGGTGATAAAGAAGATTTAAGATATTGTGGTATTTTGAGACGTGGTTCACAAGTAAATGGTGCGGGACAAACTTTTGAGACTGTTTATGATATTGATTTCTCTTCAGCTTATAATAATGAAGGTTACCCAAATAGAACAAAAATACCAAATTTCGATTCAAATGGTAATTTATTAAATTATACAATTACAAAGAGGGAAACTGTTGTTAATGGTGTAACAAAAGTATTTAAAAGAGCGATAACTGGTTCTGATGTTAGACCGTTTTTTGAATTGTTTTTACCTGAAAGAAATGTTTTAGGTGTTACATCTGTTCTTTTATTAGATGGTACATCTTATGCTGGTACACCTCCTAATTCTCAATTCTTAGGGACAGAAAACAGATGGTATGAAGTAAAGGCGTTAGTGGAAGATAGAGTATTTGTTGAAGACCCAACTAAAGTGTCTGATGTTCCGGGTATTAAAGTTGGTACATATATAACAACAAATAATAGGTTTATTACTGAATTTACTCCGGAAGGGTTTTTAAGAATGACATTTGGTAATGGAAGTCAAACCGCTGACGAACAATTAAGAGAGTTTGCAAGAGATGGGTATATTTTAAATTTAGAAAAATACTCTAACAACATGGGTCTTGGTGCCACACTAAAGGCAAATTCAACATTGTTTGTACAATACAGAGTTGGTGGTGGGGTAAACTCAAACGTTGGTGTAAATGTTATTACACAAGTAGGTACTGTAGATTTTGCGGTAAATGGACCGTCAGAAACGACAAATACAAATGTTTTTAATTCATTGAGATGTACAAACCCAATTGCAGCTATTGGTGGGGCTAATCAACCAACAGTTGAAGAAGTAAGAAATATGGTTTCTTTTAACTTTGCGTCACAAAACAGGGCAGTTACGGTTAATGACTACGATTCAATTTTAAGAACGATGCCGTCACAATTTGGGGCACCGGCTAAAGTTGCAATCACTGAGGATAATAACAAAATTAAAATTCAATTATTATCATACGATTCAAATGGGGTTTTAACTGAAATAGTTTCAAATACTTTGAAAAACAATGTTGCAACATATCTTTCTAATTATAGAATGATAAATGATTACATTTCAGTAGAAAGTGGTAATGTAATTGATTTGTCAATAGATGCTAGTGTTGTTTTAGATTCAACACAATGTCAGGGTTCTGTTGTTACAAAGATAATCACAACAATAAGTGAATATTTAGCACCAACTAACAGACAAATGGGTCAAAA